ACTTTAGTAAAGCTTGGCCTTGATCCCGCAGATAAATCTCTTTATCGTGGTGATTATTCAATAAATTTTAAAGCTTATGGAGAATAAATAACATGGCACACATTACTTCAATTGGCGCTGGTATCTTTTCTGCTCTCGCAGTTAATACTACCGCTATCACAAATATTACTTCAGCTGATACGCTATCAGAATTAGTAGCTTTGTTTGCTGATGATACAGCATTCAAAGAAATCAAGAACGTTCGTGAGTTCCCACAAATCGGTACTCCTGCTAACATTGTTAACGTTCCTGTTTATGGTTCAGCAACATCACAGCAGATTCAAGGTCAATCTGACGCTCCTAACCTCGAACTCACGATTAACTACGTGCCTTCCGAGTGGGATCCTACAACTGTAGGTGGTCTAGGTGCTAGAGTTGGTGACGGTAAGCAATATGCTTTCCAGTTCTCCCTCTTGAACTCCAAGCCAGCTAGTCTTGAGACTAACGCATTGGGTTTAGGTGCTGGTGCTAACTCTAACTTCTACTTCGTTGGTAAGTTAGAAGCTTTGCTAGTAAGCCCACAGTTAACAGACGCTAACCAAGCAACTTTGACTTTGTCTGTACAAAGCCAGTTCTACGGTCCAGCAACTGTAAACGCATCTTAATGGCTTAGGGGATTAATTTCCCCTTTTTACCAGGGGACGCTAAAGAGAGATCTGAGGCCTCCCCTAGGTAGTATTATATAGTATTTAAGGATAATTATGGTTGATAATAAAGAAGATAAACCACCATTCAGTAAATCATTTGTTATGAAAACTACATTCCGTCATATGAGACGTAGTGTTGATATTAGTATTCGTAAATCATTTGAGAGGTTTCAAGACTTCGATAAGGATAGTCAAGTAGGTAAAGAGATTATGGAAACATTATCGGTGTTACATACTGTACGCAAGGTATTAGATGATTTTCAAGAAAACAACAAACATCTATTTAGTGATAATAAGTAAAAGTAAGGAAATATAAAATGAAACATTTAATCGGTAAGAAAATGACTAAGAAAGTTAAATTTCTTGGAGAAGAAGTTGTAATCAACAAGCTAACCGTAGCACAAGTTATGGCAATCCAAGAGCTTACACAAAATGCAGGTGAAAAAGATAATAGTATGGAAGTACTGTCTTTTGTAATCACTAACGCTGTAGAAGGTGCAGATAGCCTTTCCTCAGACGAAATTGAACAATTTCCACTAGAAGAACTAAGCCGTTTATCTAGTGATATTCTTGAGTTCTCAGGATTGGGAAACGTCAAGAAGTAAATACAATTCCTGCTGATTTATTAGAAATCTATGAATTAGCATTTCATTTAAAAATGCCAGTATACCAACTGACAAGTGAAATGCCATATGATGAGTTAGTAAATTGGCTATTGTATTTTAAAGAAAGACCTATTGGTTGGAGAAATGACAATAGAGCGTATATGTTATTAGCCGCTCAAGGTGTTAAACAAAAACCAGAGGCATTATTTAATTCTTTAGCCCAAATAAAGAAGGTAGCTGATCGAGAAGCCGAAGAGAGAAGGTTAAGCCGTACTCTTGTTTCCTCTGGATTATTCGCTAGGTTGCAACAAGCTGCAGTATCAGAGAATATTAAATGGGAGGTATCTATCGATGATCAAGATCACAGGGAGTAAAACCCTACTTGGATCACTTATAAAAAAGATGAGTGATACAGTTAATATAGAGTCTGAAGAAAGAATAAATAAACTAGTCGAAGAGCTTGTCCTTGCTACACCTATTGATACAGGGTATGCAAGAAGTAGATGGAGTTTAAATACCTTGAATTCACCGGGATTAGCTTATAATGTTAAGTATTCCCCATTACTCTTCAATCTTTTTGGAAAGAAATACACAGTATCTAATGATGCTGATTATATTGTATATTTGAATGCTGGGCACTCTAGACAGGCTGCTCCATACTTTATTGAAAATACAATTTTACAAAATGGTTTCACAATTGAATAACCATTCCCTAGCCCTTGATGTGCCTAAAAACATATTAAGGGCTTTTTTAACTTAAGGAGAAATCATGTCAGATATTCAATTTACGATATCTTCTGATTCTCAACAGGCCCAGCGTGACCTTAATAAACTGAATAAGTCAGTCCAAGGTATTGAGAATACAGCAAAATCGACAGCAGATTCGATTGCCTCTCTCGCTAAGAGCGTTGCAGGAGTTGTTGCAGGATTCAGCTTTGCAGCTGTTGTGCAGAAAACCTCTGATTCTTTTGTTCAATTAAATTCTAGACTTTCATTAAGTATAGATAATATGGGCGAGCTTATTCGAGTTCAACAAGAACTTGTTAAGATATCCCAAAACACAAGAACAAGCATTGAATCAACTACAGAAGTATTTTCGGGATTAGCAAAATCTCTTAAAAAGCCTTCTAGTGAAATTTTAAAAATTACAGATACTATTCAGAAGGCAAGCATTGTCTCTGGTGGTTCTGCAGACTCTATTAAAGCAGCTTTAACCCAGCTTAATCAGGGTTTACAGTCAGGCACTCTCCGTGGAGAAGAGCTTAACTCAGTATTTGAACAAACACCTAGACTCGCTAGAGCTATCGCAGATGGCCTAGGGGTAAGCCTTGGAGAGCTTCGTGCTTTAGCTCAAGAAGGTAAAGTAACTACCGAAGCTATTTTTGATGCACTATCTAGTCAATCTAAACAAATCTCTGCTGAATTTGAAAAAGTAGGATTAACAATTAGTCAATCTCTATTAAAAATAAGAAACATATCGGGACTAACTTTAGGTGAAATTTTTACTGAAACAGGAACAACTCCTGGAATAGCTAAAGCAATTAGTGTAGCAGCAGATATTATAGCTGAAAATAGAAATGCAATAGTTACCTCTGCAGTTATTATTTCCGCTAGTATTCAAAACACAATTGATACTGCAGCAGATTTAGGTAGATCAGTAGCTCCATTGTTTGCTCAATTAAGCATTGAGATTAAAAGATTAATTCCAGTTGTATCCTTTTTACAACTTCAATTAGGTGCTAATCTAAATATTGCATTCCTAAAACTTTATACAGAAGAGTCTATAAGGTTAAAAAGCGTATTGACAGCAACTGCAGCTGTATTTAGAAGAACATTACAATTCTTTGGTGTAGATTATAAATCTGACTTTTTTGATGCAATATCAAAAATAGCCTTGTCAAAATCTATACCTGAACTACAAAAGAATATTGCTAATCTTGTGCAAGTAATTAAAGACCCAGACTTGACTAGTCTACAAGGATGGTGGAAAATACTTTCAGGTGACGTAGAGATTGGTACAGCATTATTAGATGCCTTAAACTATCGAGAGATTGTTAAATTCCTAATGCCATTCAGAGAATTCTTAGCTAGTCTAGGTCTTTTAGAAAATAAATTAATTGTTATTGGCAATGTGAGATTTGACAAAATAAAAGCAATTGGAGATTATGTATCTGAAATAATAAGACTCTTTGACAGACTAGGCGCAGTCATTTTCCAAAAATTTATTATTGCTTTCCAGTTAGCAACACAATCTGTTGGTTCATATTTAATTGAATTAGGAAGGTCATTTGGAGGTGTATTAGGTAACGTGTCAAATACTATTGGCCGATTTATCTTTAGCCTTTCTGGATTTTCCGCATACACCGAGAAGTTTGCTGTAAGTGTTACAAATAGTTTAGTGTTAATGGTTTCATCAATTGGACTTTTAAACATAAACAAATTTGCAACAGGGTTTCAAGTATCTACAAAGGCAGTTAAAAACTCAATTATAACTTTACTTGATGACACATTAAGACTATTTATTACTTTTGGTATTAAATTTAAAGATGCTTTAAGTTCTTCTTTTTCCTCAAATTTATTTTCCTCTTTATCTGGTTTTTATAAATCAGCAACTGAACAAGTTGGAAGAGGTAATGCAGCCCTAGTTAGGGCGGCTGCAGGTATTGGAATGCGAGCTAGGCATAACCTTGGGATTGAGCTACAGTATGCTGGATATTATGAGGAGAGTGTAAAAAGGATAGACAAGTATACTAAACTTTTAAACAATGTGTATCTTGATATTCGTGCCTTTGGAATTAAGGTTAAAGCGGTATTTTTCGATATTTACGATAAAGTAGTTGGTCGTTCTTACTGGCCAGATATGGTAGAAGGAATTTTGGACTGGTCAGATAAATTAGTATCTGAGGGTACCAGGAAAATAAAAGCTTTCAGTTCTTCCGTAATAAACTTATTTAGTAACCTATCAAGGAAAGATTTTTCTTTTGGTGATTTTGGCGGACAAATTACAGACACGTTATCAATTAATTCTGATTCATTAGAAAAAGCAGCTAGGGTTGCGTCTACTGCCGTTGTTGGTGGCATTATTGCCTCTTTAGTTAGTCCCGCAGCATTATCTACTTTTGTTGCTGTATTAGGAATTAATCTAGCAAAGAATTTAGGTT